TTTGAAGCTGCAGCTCAAGCTCAGGTTAATAATCCAGATAAAAAGGATTTAAGTGATTTACTGCTTAAAAACGACCCTGCAGCAGTTGATGAAAAAGCCCAGAAGTTAATAGAAGCAGCGCGCAACCAGTACCAACAAATATTTGATGCTCAGTTAGAAGCTGATGGCAAAGAGGTTGAACTTGAAAACAAACGCTTTGAGAGAAAACTAGGCGATATGCAGCGTGAGTTCGATATTTTGCGAGAGAAAAATCTGGTTACGGCTGAAATCGAAAGTGAGTATAACGCGGCTAGAGAGCAAGCGATTGCGCTGCATGAGCAACGGATTACAGAAATTAAAAAAGAACAACAAGACGCTCAGCTTGAACAGCATGAAGACTTTCTTACACAGCTCCAGGAGCAAGTTAATTTAAGCACTGAGAACTATGACACGATGTGGGGAAATACTTTTGATCGTTTTACAGCTGGTATAGGTGAATCTGTTGCTAATGCCGTAATGACACAACAGAGCTTTGCAGATTCAATGCGCGATATCACCAAAAGTGTATTAAGTTCAACTATTGCTGCTTTAGCTGAAATGGGTGCAAAACGTTTGGCTTTATGGGCAACTGAAAAGGTTTTAAACAAGGCCAGTGCTACAAGTGCGGCTACTACAATGACAACAAGCGCTCAAGCTATGGCTTTAACTGCTGGTTTGAATGCTTTTGCATCAACAGCTGCCATTCCTATGGTCGGTGCATTTATGGCACCTGGAGCTATGGCCGCAGCCTTGGCTGTAGCAGAGCCTATGGCGCTAGCAATTGGTGGTATTTCGGCTGGAATGGCTGGTATGGCGCATGAAGGTATTGATGCCGTGCCAAGAGAAGGAACTTGGTTACTCGACAAGGGCGAACGTGTTTATACAAACGAAAGCGTTGATAAACTCGACAGAATGTACGAGATCATTGCAAACCGAAGTGGCGATGATGATCAGGGCGGTGGTGCCCGCGAGGTGCATATTTCCCCTAATTTTTACATTGAAAACAACACCAATGACGCAATGACAGAGTGGTTTGACAACAACATAAACCGCATCGCTCAAAAGCTCCAAGACGTTATCGATATTCCACATTAATAAAAATAAGGCTGTTCAATGGCAACGTTCCCAGAGCAATTTATATTGCCGCAAAAATTGCGTATTCGCAGCTTAGACAGCACTCAAACAGACCCAACACTGGGCGGTATTAGCAATAAAAACCGTATTGCTTATCGTCATCGATGGGGCTTTGATATGACCACCCCAAAACTTAATTACGAAAGAGCCATGGCACTTTATGCATTTATTTGCTCGATGGGTGGTCGCTTTGGTGTGTGCACAATGAAAAACCCGCTCCCTCAGTTGGGGGCCGGTGCTGAAAATGCGCTAGTTCGTACCAGTGCTGAACAAGGCGATACAACCACCGCGCTATATGCCATGAATAACAACGTGCTTGGTGCATTGAAAGCGGGTGATTACATTCAGTTTGATAATCACACCAAAGCTTACATGGTAACAGCGGTACTTAACACCAATGGTGTAGGGCAAGGTACGGTAAGTTTTACGCCTAATTTACGTGTTGCTGTGCCAGCGGGTACACCCATGAAATCGGGCGGCAATGTGCATTTTAGCCTTGAACTTAAAAGCGATGATCAAGACATACAGCACCGTGCAGACACCGATCGCGAGGTGGCAATCAAAGTAGAGTTTGAGGAATACATTAATGATTAGTTTAAACCCCGAACTTAAACAATTATTAAAAGGCCCACACACCACTGCTTTGTTACTTACGGTGCATTTTTCCACCCCGTTTAGAGCAACAAACAGCGGTGCCAGCTTAAAACACAACGGTGCCACATTCGTAAAGGGTTATTGGTCTGATGAGGGCATACGAACCGAGCAGCAGGGTAGCCCCAAGGTGGGTGAGGTACCCATCACCTTAAAAGCAATTGATAGCGCCATTTCGGCGCTTTTTTTTTCTGAAAATTGGCTAAACACCCCCGTCACAGTCGAAAAGGCATGGCTAAACAGCGATGGAAAAATTGCCTTTACGCAAGTTATTTACAAAGGGCTTATTGCTGAAAAGGGCGGCGAACAATCAGAAAAAACAGCAAATATCACCCTAAAATCGGCCTCTATCTGGGCTGACTTCGAAGCGGCTAGAGGCCGCAAAGCCACTCATAAATCCCAACAGCTTTTTTACCCAAACGATATGGGCATGGAGTTTTCGGGCAGCGTTATTAGCGATATTCCTTGGGGTCGCGAAGGTAAAAGCCCTGCCATTTCTTCGGCTGGGCGCGGTAATCGTGGTGCGACTGAGCAGCAGGAACAAAAATGAGCTTATTCTCAAAGTTAAGACACTTCACAACTAAACTAATCTTAAACTGGTTAAACCCAGAGCCAGATCGCAGCGGCCAAGGCACAAACGTAACCAAGGCCAGCTCAGAAAATCATATACCTGTTGTATATGGCACGCGTGAAGTTGGCGGCACAATTGTGTTTATGAACACAACGAACCCAGACGATGGCGATGATGTAAAAAACGACTTGTTACATCTTATCGTTGTTTGGTGTGAGGGTGGCATCGATGGCGTCGAAGATCTTTGGCTTAATAAAATCTCAATTAACGACAGCAAATTTGACGCAAAAGACGGTGGTCGCTGGGCTCATGCTGTGCATTTCCCGAATGGCATGGGTAACTATACATACTCATATTTAAAAGAAGCCGGTTGGGATGCGGCAAGTAAAAATCATAAGCTGCAAGGTTTAGCCTGTTCGTATATTCGCCTTGAGTGGAGCATTGCAGACGATGCGCCGTTTACTGGCGTGCCTGATCTTACGGCCATTATTCGTGGTAAAAAAGTAAAAAACCTACACACAGGGGCTGTCGAATACAGCGAAAACCCAGCGTATATTTTGCATGATTACTTAACCGCCAAAATTTACGGTAAAGAATTAGCAGCCAGCGAAATTTACCTGCAGTCGTTTAAAGATGCTGCGACAGTGTGCAACACCTTAGTGCCTCAATATCAAGGTGCTAGCGAAACACAAAAGCTGTTTACTTGTAACCAGGTGATAGACACCGCGCAAAGTATTCTTGATAACGTCGAGCTGCTTGGTAAAACCATGCGCGGCATTATTCCTATCATCAATGGTCAGCTGCACTTAATCATTGAGCAAGACGAGCCAGTTACACCAGAAGGGCTGAGTGAACGCGAGTTTAAATCAAAGATCCAGTACAGCAGCGGAGGCAAAAACAAACGTTATAACCGCGTTATTGTTGAATACATCGATAAAGAAGCGCTTTACTCTGAACAAGATGCTATCTACCCAGAGCCAGACAGCGAACTAGAGCAGCAGTGGCTTAATGAAGATAACGGCGTATTGCTAGAACACCGCTTTAAAGTATCTGGCTGTACTAATTACTACGAAGCACGCCAAATGGCCCGTGTGATTGCGATGCTTAGCCGCGAATCACTAAACTTTACTGTAACCGCAAGCCCTATTGCATTGCAGTACACCGTGGGTGATATCGTACCGATCAGCGTTAAAAAGCTGGGATGGGATGAAAAGCCATTTCGTTTAATCAAAAGTAACTTGCAAGATAACGGCGATTATAAGCTCACATTTAAAGAGCACCAGCCGTACATTTACAATTGGTTAAGTGGTGTTGTTCGCCCACCAATCCCCGATTCAAACCTACCAAACCCGCGCCAAGTTGCAGCACCAACAGAGTTAACAGCCACGGCCCTTGATGATGGCCATGTGAAAATTAGTTGGGTGTCTGCTTATACGTACTTTGATGTGCAAATTTACCGTAACAATACGCTTATTAAGCGCACCGTTACACCACAGCCAGAGTACATCATTACCGACTTAGACGCGGGCAGTTTTGAAATTGATATTCGTGCTCGCTCGAATATGGGGTACCACAGCGAATTTGTCACATTGTCGTTTGATGTGCTTACACCTGGCGAACCTATTGTAAGTATAGACTCTGCAACCTATAACACATTAGTGCTAAGTGCGCGTGTGCTGGGTGCGGGGTTAGGCACAACGTTCGAGTGGCAATTTTTAGGTACCAACGACAACCCACGAACCGAGGTTAACACCCATTCGGGTTATAACTATACGTTTACAGGGCTGCAGCCTGATACCGAATATAACTTTAAAGTACGTACAAAAAACGTGGCAGGTGTGAGCCCTTGGGTTGCTGTGTCTGCATCTACCACTGTGGCTGACTTTGCTGAGTACATTGCAGATCTAGAAATTAGCCAGCTAAGCCAAGAAGCGCAAAACCTGATCAGCGATATTAATCAGCAGGTTGACCGTTTACGCCCAGAAACCGAAAACAACTTACCGTCATTGATTGCAAAGAACATTGATGCGATCACCGGCTTAACAGAAAAAGTCGAAGTACTCGACGCAGAAAACCCAAATAGCATACCGTTTAAGATTGATCAGCTAGTCGATATTGTTGATGTAATTAATGCAGAAAACCCAAATAACTTACAAACCCAACTAGCGCAATCAACAAGCAAAATTAATGATTTAGAGCGCATTACTCAAGTACTCGATGCCAGCAGTTCGGCAAGCTTGCCAGCGCTTATCAAAATCAATCAAATTGCTATCGAAAAACAACGATTAGAGCAGCAAAATTTAGGTTTAAGTGTATTAAATGTAACATCGTCTTATACAAACTGGCGTAACGAATACGAGCGCAGAACGTTAGACAATGAGCGTTTAATTGATGCCGCCGCGTATGTTGATCCTGACACGGGCACAATTGTAAACCGTGCCTATGCATACACAGACGAAAGCTTTAATAGTGCTCAGCTGCTAATCGAGGGCGCAGAAAGCAAGATCACATTAAACGCTAAGCAAATTGCTCAATCGCAAAATCGTATAACGCAAGCAGAAGCAACGTTAAAACTGCAAGCAGGGCAAATCACTCAGCGCGCAACATATGCAGAAGTAGAATCACAAATTGCAGGGTCACTCGCAGCATTACAACCTGCGTATAGCTGGCAATTTAACACAAATGCAGAGGGCTTTACGGGTGTAGATAGCCACAATGCACAAGGTTATATTGTCGCATCAAGCCAAGTGGCCACACCTGCGATCAGCTATGACGCAACTGAAAACCCAATGTTTCGTATTCGTGTGCGTAAACATGTGGGTGCAACATGGCGCGGTGATATTAAATTCAATGGTGGTACCACTGCTTTACACTTACCAGAGCCCGCAAGCGACGAGTGGGAAACGTTAAACATAGATGCAACTGGCACAGCGGGTTACGCAGGTACAATCACAAGCCTTGAGTTTGATTTAGGCTCATGTGACATTGATTTTATCGAGGTGGGCAAACGTGGCGCCAATGATTTAGCCTTAGCTGATATCACAGCCCGTACAACAACCCTTGAAAATGATATCAATGCGCGTACTGGGATCATGGCGCAGTACGCAACAACGGCATGGGTTAATGCGCTTGGTTTTCAAACGCAAAGCAACGTGCAAGCGTTAATTGACTCGTTTAATACCCAATACAGCATTAGTGCGGTACTGCAAGAGTTTGCAGATAACAACACCATCTTAAAAGCCAATGCTGCGCAAACGTGGATCGACGGCGCTAACGCGACCATACGCGAGCAAGTAAACAGTATTTTAAACACTGAAAATGGCGTCAATGATCGCATTGCCACTGCAGAGCGAAGCTTAGACGCAATTAAAGGTGAAATCAGCCAAAGCGTTAGCCAAATAAGCGGCCTTGAGCTCAATGCAAAAGAGCAAGGCTTAGCTGATATTATCCACGCCTATAATCAGCTGCAGCAAGATAACGACTTAGCAGAGCAAGGTTATAGCTTGTCAGTGGCCACAGAAAAATTAACCGCTGTGACCAATGATGTTGAGTCGCTAGCGACTCAACAATTAGAGTTAGCCGGTGCCTTTGCTCAAAACCAAGCGTATTTAACAAGCCTAAACCAAGCGTTTGCAAATGAGCGTACAGCCCGTAGTAGCTCAGAGCGTGAATTGCGCGCTGAAATCACCCGTGAAGGTCAACATTCTGTTGCACAAGCTAACGAGCGACTAGCCGCGACAGTTGGTTATTGTATTGATGCAGACGGCAATCTGGTTGATGAAGCCGATGCAATGGCGTGTATTGCTGCGGGCCATGAGTGGATTGATGGCCCATTGGTTGAGCTTATCAATGAATATACCGCAACGTATGTAAACAATCAGGGTTTTCAAACTGCCGCGAATGTAGAGCAGTATATCAACACGTTAAATGCTGAGTACGGCGTAACAGCGACTATTCAGCAAATTAACGATGAAAATGTGATCACTGCAGCCAAAGAAGCGCAGCAATGGATTAACGCCGCAGACGGCACTATCACCGATCTGATCACGCAGTACGTCAATAAACCCGATGGTATTAATACTAGCATTAGTTTTGCCTATGATCTTATCCAAGCCAATGCCGATGAAATCAGTGCAACAGCGAATGCACAGCAACAGTTAAGTGCCCGCTTTGACCAAGCTCAATCAGATATTAATACATTTAACGAAGCGCTAACCAATGAACAGCAAGCCCGTGCAAGCCTTGGAACCCAGATACGCCTCGAGTTTCAAACTCAAGACTTAGCCATGCTGGCCACAGCGAATGAGTATACCCGTGCCGTAACGGGCTATTGTGTAGACTCTGAAGGTAATCGTGTTGATGAAGATGATGCTGTTGCATGTGAGGCGGCGGGTCATACTTGGGTTGATGGGCCAGCGGTTCAACGAGCCGTTGAGATTAGTGCGGCGTGGGTTACTCTGCAAGGTTTTCAAACTCAGAGCAATGTTCAGCAAAGCATTAATTCATGGAATGCTGAGTACAAGATAATTGCTACAGTTCAACAAATAAACGACGAAGGCATCATCACAGCTGCTAAAAATGCTCAACAATGGATAAACGCTTCTGAAGGAACTATTAATAATCTGATTACGCAGTTTGTGAATAGTCCAGATGGGATTAATGAGTCTATTGCCTATGCGGAAGAACAAATTCGAGCCAATGCTGATGATTTAGAGACCGAAGTTCAAGCTCGCCAGCAATTAAGCGCACGTATGGGAGAGGCTGAAGCCGATTTGGTTTCTTTAGACGAAGCCATTATTAACGAGCAGCAAGCCCGTGCAAGCCTTGGAACCCAGATACGCCTCGAGTTTCAAACTCAAGACTTAGCCATGCTGGCCACAGCGAATGAGTATACCCGTGCCGTAACGGGCTATTGTGTAGACTCTGAAGGTAATCGTGTTGATGAAGACGATGCCGTTGCATGCGAGGCGGCGGGACATACTTGGGTTGATGGTCCTGCAGTTCAAAGAGCTGTAGAAATTGGCGCGGCGTGGGTTACGCTACAAGGATTCCAAACTCAAAGTAATGTCCAGCAATTACTTAATACCTTTGATGCTACATATAAAGTCAGTGCGACCCTGCAGCAGTTTTCAGACAATGACACACTCCAGAAAGCAAACAACGCACAGCAATTTATTAACGGTGCTGAAGCTTACATTGCTCAGCGTATTACAGTATATAACGCCCAAGAAGACGGGGTTAATGCTAAATTTTCAGATGTAAACGAACGATTAGATGCTGCGGAAGGTTCGATATCAACGAGTATTGTCCAAATCCAAGGCTTAGAGCAAGCGCAGCAAGCGAGTGACTTAAATGATGTAATCAACGCTTATGAGAATTTAATAACCGGTAATCAGTTAGCTGAACTAGATGTAAAAGCAGCATTTGCAAATGAACAGCTGCAAGCTCAAACAAACCAAGTCGAAAGCTTGGCGCAGCAGCAGCTTGAACTGGCCGCGTTATTTAACGACAGCAAAGCAATTATTACGAGCTTAAACCAAGCTGTATCAAGCCAATATCAATCGAGTGTAATACGTGATCAGCGCTATCAAGCAACGTTTGAAAATGTGAGCGCACGCTTTAGTGATGTAACAACGGCCATTGCGACAATTGACGAAGCGAACACACTTCGCGATCAAGAGTTCGAATCGTTTGTTGCTGACACCATCGCTCAGTTTGATGAAGTGGCCGAAACCTTTGCAAGTCAAGATCAGGCCTTTAGCACCCTGCAGCAAACGCTAACAGCAAAAATCGACGAAGACACTGAAGCCGCCAAAAACGAAGCCGTATCAACCGCCCAACAATACACACGTACAGCGGTTGGTTACTGTGTAAATGCTGAGGGGCAAATCACCAGTGAAAGCGATGCGGTGCAATGCGTAACTGATGGTGGAACATGGCTTGCTGGCCCACTTGCTGAGTACATCGAAAACTTACAAATTAGTGATGGTGAAAGCACAGCAAGCATTAAGCAAATACGCCAAGTTTTTACCAAAGAAAATGGCCAATTGGTAGCGCGTGGTGGTTGGACACTCGACAACAACGGGCGCATTGTTTCGATAGCCGGTTATAACGATGGTGAAACAGGCCATATCGATATTGGTGCTGATCTGCTTCGCTTTGGTGTTGTGGTAGATGGTACGTTCGTGCCAACGTCATACATTGATAATGCCGATCCTGCGAACCCTGTTCAAGTTATCCGTGGTCGCTTAGTACTTGGTGATGGCCACACGGTAAACAGTCTAGAAGATATCAGGGCGCAAGACGGTAAAGACGGAAAAACCCCAACCGTTACCCAAAACCCTGATGGGTCTTACACCATCAGCAATGGCACCGACAGCGTTACCATTCGCGATGGTGAAAATGCCCCAATCCCAACAGTAACTAATAATGGAAATGGTACCTACACGGTAACAGATGGCAGTGGTAACAGCGTTGTTGTTAGGGATGGCGAAGACGGTTACACCCCCGTAAAGGGCACTGATTACTTTGACGGTAATGATGGCAGTTTTGTTAGTTACGTATTTAAAGCGGCCACATCTAAACCATCAACACCATCTGGCGGTTCATTTAATGGAACAACCGAATCATTCCCAAGCGGTTGGAGTGACACCCCTGTCTATGTAAGCGGTCAGATCACATGGGTATCTAAAACGCGGTATCGCATCGTAAACAATACGTGGGCTAAGACGGGATGGTCTTCACCAGTTGAGTACATCATTCGTGGTGAAAAAGGTGACAGCATAAAAGGTGATGCGGGTGCAAGGGGCGCGGGTCAGTATGAAGTGGCCACATCAACCGGCGCTTGGTCTGATGCTACCGCGAATGCTGCGGTACCGAATGGCACACCTGTTGCGGGTGATATCGTTCACATCTATAAATCAAGCGACATTACAGTTGGCACCTATAAAAAGCACAATGGAAGTGTATGGGTTGGCTATACCCTTGTGGTCGACGGTAATGCGTTATTCCCTGGCTCAGTCGATGGTGGCGCCTTTAAGGCCGGCACTCGCATTGAATCACCCCGTATTGATTTAATTGGTGGGGCGTTCATGAAAATAGAGCTTGCCAGCGGCTTTGGCCCAGACAATCTTTGGTACTGGTATGGGCCTAAGATCATGAGCGGTGGCTACCCTAATCTAAATGCGCTTACAAAGGCCAATGGTATCGAATGGAAAGACACAGCCGGTAATGCATATTTCGGGGGAGCAATCACAGCGGGTGTTCTT